GCAAATCGGCTAGGCCGTTTACAGATACAAAGGCGATTTTGAAGTGGGTCAAGTGGCCCAAAGGTACGCCCACAGGTGACGCACTACGCGATTGGCTTGCCTCGTTTGAGCAGAAACAAGAGGCACCCGCGCCAGAACTTGACATGGCGCAGCTGCAGCGTGAAGGCTTCGGGCCGGAATGTCATGACCCAGAAGATCCCGTGGCTGGGACAAAAATGATCACCTAAACCTTGAACCTGTCGATGGCGCGGTTCAGATACCAAGCCGCCTTCTGCAGGTCTTGCATTGCGTTGCCCTTGTGCCATGCCCGAAGCAAGTATTTCATCGTCTGCCCGACCAAATAGCCGGTGACAGCATCAGGCGCGCCAGCCACAACATCCTCAATCACCTCAATCGCTTCAACGCGACCCTTGGTGTAGTGCGCTGGTGAGTTGACCTGATCGCTCACTTCAAGCTGGGGATTGCTGGACCTGTTGCCTTAGGCAACTCTGGCATTTCAGGGATTTCTGGGACGGGCACTTGCTTGAGGATTGATTCCGTCAGCTCTAGCTTCATTTCGCTTAGATAGAGCTTCATCATTGACGGAACGCGCGTGTAAGCCATCACGCCCATGACTGCCATCGTGCCAGACATGACAAAGCCCAGAACGCCGAGCAAGTTGTAAACCTTTTGCATAGCAAAAAGGCCCCTGTGAAGGGGCCAAGAAACGTGTGAGGTTCCAGCTAAAAGCTAGCTCAGAACTTGTACTTCATGCCAGCCTTCAGGCCATAGCCAGCGTCGCTGTCCTTGTACTTGGCATAGGACACCTCGCCGTAAACATCCAGCGGTTCTGCCACAGGAGCAGACACGTTGGCCTTGCCAGAGAAGCCAACAGAGGTGTCACCTGCATCAGGCTGAAGCCAGGATGGGCCGCCTTGGATGCTGAAGTTGCCCTTCTCCCAGCCAACATGAGCATCAAAAACAGCACCGCCAAAGTCAGAACCTGACCAGGCACCATTCCACTCAGGGTTCAGGAAAAACCCATCGGCTTTGGCTGCAGGAGATGCCAGCACAGCTGCCGAAACGACGGCACCACTCACAAGAAGAGTTTTGAACATTGGAAAGGGGATTAACGTTTTCCTTGGCCACGATACTTCTTGCGGCCGTGTGACACTTTCGAGTGCTGTCCATCGCCTTGGCGTGTCTTTTTGGGCCGGCTAAGGACAAAGTTTTGCCCGTTAAGTGACTTGGCCATCAGTAGCCGTCAGTTGACTGCAGGCTTTGATATTTAAGAGCCAGCCCAGTAAACAGACCGTGCTGAGGATGGCTGATCATGTCGCGGCCATCAAGGAAGAACAGCTCCTCAAGCCACAGCGTTCTTGCTTTTTGAGCAGCTACATCTGTCGCGCCGTAGCTGGCGGTCATCATCGGGTCAGGGCGTTGCATCAAGAACCAGCGGTGATGGCAGCGTTCAAAGGTGCAAGATCCTGGGCATCAGTCCAGTAATCCTTAGCGACCATGATCTGCAGGTGCTCGACGTTGCGGGCAACGCTTGCAGTCTGCTCATCGTCACGGCTGTCCAGTGCCATCAGGTCATTGATGAGCGTGACTGAATCCAGAGCGGCATCGTAATGAGCCTGGATCTGTTCAGCAGTCAGAGTTTCGTCGGGCATTGTTCTGTGAAAAGTAGAGGTCAGATGCCTGCAGCATCAAGTCTAGCCTTGAGTGCCGCATTTTCTGCCGACAGTTCTTGCACCGCTTTTACCAACGGCATGACGAACATTTCGTAACTGATGCCTTGAATTGCATCATCGTCATTAGTGATATGCCAACCGTTGAAATCAGTAACGTTGTGATTGTCTAGCGCCTGCTTAACCTCCTGAGCAATGAAGCCATACATCTTGTTGGAGTAATCAGCTTCGGTCTTGCCTGCGTCATATCCAGAAAGGGCGGAATCAAGCTCAGAAGGTGCCTTCCACTTGTAAGTAACAGTGCGAAGATCGTTAATAAAATCAAGACCCAGATCAGTGTTGGTCTGAATGTCTTTTTTCAGGCGAACATCAGAGGCACGCGTCCACGATGCGTTTGAGGTGAACTCGTTATAAACGCGATTGGCTGTTTTGCCAAAGGTAAAATAGTTAGCGCCTACTCCATCAATCCCGTATCCAATAGTAATGCTGTCTGTGGTAGTTGCTGCGTTTGCGTCAGTTAGCGCTCCAACGCAAATGTTTCTGCTGCCTGTTGTAGTTTTATCGCCTGCAACGTAACCAATAAAAGTATTGTTTTCAGCAGTGGTTAGTGCCGCACCAGCGTTTTTCCCATGAGCTGTGTTTTGCGTGCCAGTTGTATTTGCACTTAGTGCTGCATAACCGACCGCAGTGTTGAAGTTTGCCGTGGTGTTTGCATCAAGGGCATACGGGCCAATAGCAACGTTGTCGCTACCTGTAGTGTTGGCAAATAGCGCACTATAGCCAAGAGCAGTATTATTTCCCCCTCCTGTGTTGTTATCAAGTGCGAAAGAGCCGACGGCAGTATTGTTCGCACCAGTGGTGTTACCTACCAGCGCATAGTATCCGAATGCAGTGTTGTAATTAGCGGTTGTATTAGCATACAGAGCTTGTCTGCCACAGGCGGTGTTGTAGCTTCCTGTGGTGTTGAACTGCATAGAGTTTGAACCAATAGCCGTGTTCTCAGTGCCTGTCGTGTTCGACTGCAAAACGCCCCAGCCGAAAGCAGCTTGAGTCTGTCCAGTTGTATTAGCGCCGAGCGTGTGATAGCCAGCAGCAGTGTTGAAACTAGCGGTAGTGCTATTGTCCTGAGAATATGCACCAATGACTACATTTTGCTCGCCAGTAGTATTATTTGCTAATGCGAGATAGCCGACAGCAGTGTTTTCATTTCCTGTTGTATTTGATATAGCTGCTGCTTGTCCAACAGCAGTATTGCTATGACCTGTTGAATTGTCCGCCAATGCATTACTGCCAAATGCACTATTGTTATTAGCAGTTGTGCTACTGCTCAAGGCGAGGTGACCAAAAGCACAGTTATGGTTGCCCGTTGTATTTGCATCAAGCGCAGTGTTGCCAACTGCGCTGTTAAAAGTGCCAGTGGTGTTTACTTTTAGTGCATCTCTGCCAATGGCTACATTGCTGTTTGCGGTGGTATTGTCTCGAAGCGCTTGGACGCCAACAGCTACGTTATCATCTCCAGTTGTATTTGCGCTTAACGAAGAATAACCTATGCCAACATTGTCATCTCCAGTTGTATTTGCATCAAGAGCAAATGCACCCATGGCTTGATTTCTAGTGCCAGTTGTATTTTCAGTCAGAGCTAAATAGCCAACCGCAGTGTTGTGGTCTGCAGTAGTGTTTTCCTCAAGCGCTCGAACGCCAACCGCAGTGTTTAGCGCGCCAGTAGTGTTTTCCTCTAAGGCTTGATAGCCAACTGCGGTGTTATCAGTTGCAGTGGTATTTTTTTCTAACGCTTCTTCACCAATGCCCGTATTTTTTGATCCAGTTGTATTTGCAGTAAGCGCATTTTTACCAAAAGCGGAATTGTAGTTACCAGTCGTGTTAGCGGTAAGTGCAACATGTCCAAAACCAACGTTTGAAACACCTGCTGTGTTTGCTGCGAGAGCACTTGATCCAACCGCAGTGTTTCCAGAAGCAGTGTTGACGTTAAGCGAGTTATAGCCGACAGCAGTAATGTTACTGGCAGTAGTTGACGTTTTGGCAGCATTTCGTCCAACTGCTGTATTGCTAGAACCTTCAGTGTTAGCGCCTAAAGCAATGTAACCGACAGCTGTATTGAAACTTGCTGTTGTATTGTCATCAAGAGCATTTGCACCAACAGAGGTATTTTGAGTGCCTGTGGTATTTTCTTCTAAGGCTTCAAATCCAACAGCTGTATTGTTGTTAGCTGTAGTGTTCTTTTCAAGAGCTTGACCGCCGACAGCAACGTTGTTGTCGCCTGTAGTGGCAGTTGTTAAAGCTCTATCGCCAATCGCTACGTTGTTTGCGCCAGTTGTGTTTGCATCCAAAGCATTGCTGCCAACAACCGTGTTCGTCGCAACGTCACCCGCTCCACGGCCAACCGTGATCGCATTGATCAGCGCATCTGTAACTGACAGAACGCCGCCGTCAGTCTTACCAACCTCCAGCCATGCGTTGTTAGAGCTGTTCCGCAGCTT